CATAAAAAATGTAAATATTGAAAATGAATTTCAAATATCTGTTGTTAAAGGAAATATTGGAGCAGAGATCTCAAGAACTGAAATAGAGGAACAGCCTAATTTTGACAAAATACAATATCTTGATGATTTTAAAATAAATAAATCATTAACGAATTACTTATTTATGGGTGGCAAAGTAAAAGTTTCTTATGAATGGGAAACAGATGAAATATCAAAAGAAGATGTAGATAAAATTGAAGAATTATATTCTGATAATCCAGAAGATGCTTACTCAAAAGCAACAAGAACAGATAACTCTTATGGCTATGAAATTGATTATGGTGGTTATGTTAAAGAATGGAGAGAAAGATCAACAGATTATGAATTAGCAACTAACAAGGCAAGTCTTAAATCAATAGAAGATGATACGATTATTATTTGTTGTTTGCAGAATAACTATGGCTATAAATTTTACAATGTTGATTTAGATCCAAATGAAACAATAGAAACTCCCAAGATGGGAAATATTAATTTTTTATTAGTTGGTAATAAATGCGAAGTTACAGTTCCTTCTCCTGATGTTATAGGAGAAGAGTTCAAATATAATTTTGAACAATATGATTGTAAAAAATTATCTAGTCAAAAATGTTTTGTAAAAAATGTTAGCGACAAAATTTGTCGTGTTGTAATGCTATGCAGATCATAAAAGGTATAAAATTTTTAAGAGCTTATGCCTCAGGAAAAAGCCATATCAACGCAGATCTAAATTTGATTATGGAGATGGTGGATGAGCTAGATAGAAATTGCGATATAAAATTAAAGAAAAAATTCAAAAACCATCCTTACTCTAAAAAATTTTATAACCAGGGAGATCTCAGAGCAGAAGTTTTAAAAAAGAGATATAAAAAAGGAACATTTGGAAGTGAATTAAAGAAGTTTTGGAAAGAAAATAAAGAAGATCTGTTTAAAAAAAATCTAAACATTTCTAAAACAAAACACAAAAAAGATGTGGCTTACATGAAAGGTACACTTAACGAACATGATATTATTCATTGTATTAATAAATTAGACTCAACACCTTTAGCAGAAGTTTCTGTTTTAGCTTTTACTATTGCCAAAGGTTTTAGATATAGTTTTTTTTACATACTCCTGGCAAGTGTTTTTATGGCTTTTAAAAATTCTTTTGGGAAAAAAGCTATTAAAGGTAGTTTGTTATTTAAAATAAAATATATGCCTTTTATAAGTGTAATTAGATTAATAAAAGAGGCTTATGTAAATGGAAAAAAATCACAATGGTTTATGACTGTTGATTGGAGAGAATATTTAGATAAGCCTTTTGAAGATGTTAGAAAAGAATTAAATATAAAAGATTTTCCTGTTTGGGAAGATCTAAAACCTAAATGGTATGAATTATTAGAAAGTTATAAAAAAATGGAAAGAATTTAAAATGGCATTATTACCAATAACACCTCCTCCTGGAGTCAAAACAAATGGCACAGAATATTCTAATAAGAATAGCTGGGTAGAGTCAGATCTTTGCAGATTTGAAAATGGTTTTTTAACAAACATAGGTGGATGGCAAAGTGCAAAACAAACTAAATTAGTGGGCACACCAATAGGCATGTATGCCTACTATACAAATAATGATGAAAGAGTTTTAGCTATAGGCACAAGAGAAAAAGTCTATGTAAATTTTAGAGATAATTGGTATGACATTACTCCAACAGGATTTGTTGGAGATGCACAAACCTCTCCATTAGGCTTTGGAGCTTACAACTATAATGTTGAAGATTATGGAGATGCCAGATCTCAATCAGGATTGGCTTTTGATACTAAACCTTTTTCATTTGATAACTTTGGAGAAAATTTAATTTTTTGTTGTGGATCTGATGGCAAAATTTATAAATGGAGGCCTGATAGTTTGAGTGATGGATCTTATGTGCCTGACAGCAAAGGCTTACAATTAGCAAATTCTCCTATAGGAGTTATGGGCATATTAGTTACCAATGAAAGACACATATTTGCTTTTGGGGTACAAGGAAATCCAAGAAAAATAGCCTGGAGCTCAAGAGAAACTGATAATGTTTGGACAGCATCAGCCACAAATACTGCTGGAGATCTTATTGTTAGCTCAGGAGGATCTATCCAGGGTGGAGTAAAATTTGGAGCTGATGTCATTGTTTTTACAGATGTTGGGATCCAAAAAGTTTATTATGCTGGATCTCCATTAATTTATGGGATCCAAGAGGCTGGATCTAATTGTCGTACATCAAATATGAAAACTGTTGCTACTACAGGAAATTTTATAGCCTGGATGGGAGATAATAGTTTTTATTTTTATGATGGCAGAGTTCAAAAAATTAAATCTGATGTCCATGATTTTGTTTTTGAAAACATTAGATATGATTATCGCCAGGCATCATGTGGAGGACATAATCAATTATTCACAGAGATCTGGTGGTTTTTTCCATCAGGAGAGAGTGCACAAACACCTAACAAATATGTAATCTGGAATTACATTGATAATGTTTGGGCAACAGGATCTCTAGATCGTTCAGTATGGATGGATCAAGGAGTGATGAATTATCCAATGGCATGTGCATCAGATGGATCTGTTTATGAACATGAAAAAGGTACTTTACAAGCATCAGCAGATATTGGATCTGCTGTACCTTTTGCAAGAACAGGGCCTATAGAAATTGCCCAGGGAGATCGTTTAGCACAAGCAAATCAAATAATTCCTGATAGTGATGCAGTAACTCTTCCTGGAGTAACTTTATCTTTTAAAGGCAAAAAAACTCCATTAGGAGCAGAAGAAGATTTTGGATCTTTCACATTTGACTCTGATGGCTATCAAGATTGTAGATTTTCTGCCAGGCAAATATCTTTAAAAGTTACAGGAGATAAAACACAAGATTTTCAAGTTGGGAATATTCGTCTAGAAATTAAAGCAAGAGGGAAAAGATGAGCAGAAAAACTTTTCCTAAACCAACAAAAGAATATGACGAGCAATACATGAATAGGTTAGTTAGTGATTTAGAACAAAGCACAACTTTGATCCTAGAAAAAGGATCCAGAATAGAGGCAAATTCTAATGACAGCACAGAGTTAGTGCTTGTTTCTCCTAATGGAACTAAATACAAATTAGAGGTAAATGATGCTGGAACAATCTCCACAACTCAAGTTGTATAAATGGGAAGAGCAATGGGAAAGAACAAAACCTTATATTGAAAAGGCTATTAAGTACCAAGATCTCTACACTATAGATGATGTAACTGATAAAATAAGAGATGGATCATTCCTGTTATGGCCTGGAACAAGATCTGCAATGATCACAGAGTTCATAGATTTCCCACAAAAAAAAGTTTGTAACTTATTATTTTGTGGAGGAGATTACGAAGAGCTTGAAAAAATCACTAATGAAGTTGAAAGATTTGCAAAAAAATTAGGCTGTCAAAGATTGTATGGAGGAGGCAGAAAAGCCTGGATCCGAAAAATAAAACATCTTGGATGGGAAAATGATTACACAATCAGGAAGGAAATATTATGAGCAAAGGAGCTAAAACACAAACATCAAAGACAACTGTTCCAAAGTATCAAGAACAGGCATTCAAAGATCTTTACGCAATGGGTAGGAGAGTTTCATCTCAGCCTTATACTCCATATACAGGAGAAATGTTTGCAGATCGTAATCCTTTGCAAATAGGAGCCATGAATACTGCTGTTGGCATGTCTAACATGGCAAATAGATTTGATCCTACAGCTAACTTAATGAATTTAGCTGGGATGGATAATCAAATTGTACCTACAGATTATATTCCTACAGTTGGACAAGCTGATGATTTTTCTGGAATACAAAATGTTAGATCTGATGTAAGAGAAACAGGAGCACAATCAATTTTGCCTGTTGCTCAAGATTACATGAACACTTTTACAGATGCTACTACTGACATTGGATTGAGGCAGTTAGATGATCAAAGATTAATGCAATTACAAAAAGATCAAGATCAACAAATTGGCAGAGGAGCCTTTGGTGGATCTAGGGGAGCATTAATGGAAGCAGAAACTAACAAAAATTTTGATCAAGCTAAAGCAGATTTTGTAGCAAAACAAAATCAACAAAATTTCCAGAATGCTTTGAAATTTGCTGGTATGGATAGAGATAGACAGTTGAAAGCAACAGGAATGGACATAGGCATTGATAAAGATCTAGCCTTAGCTAATCAACAAGCCAGGCAACAAGCTGGACTTGTAAATCAAGAAACAGAGAGAGAATATCTGCAAAAATTGGCAGATCTTCAATATGGAAAAGCCACACTTGATAATGAAAGAGCTATCAAGCAAGGAGCTCTAAATGATGCTAGAGCTGAAAGAATGAGAGGTATCTTTAATGATATTCTAGGAGCTCAAGAAAAAGGCATGGGAGCTTTGACACAGCAAGGATTATTACAAAATGAATATGACCAGGCTAAATTAAATGAGGCATATAGACAATTTGTTGAGAAAAGAGATTTTGGAGCAAGAAATCTTGGGTTATTTACTTCTGCTGTATCAGGTGTTCCATACATGGGATCTACTTCTACAACAGAACGAAAGAAAACAGGTTTAGGAGATATTCTAGGAGCTGGAGTTACATTAGGAGCGGCCTATCTAGGAGCCTCTGATAAAAGGTTAAAAACTAATATAAGAAAATTAGGATCTTATAATGGAGTAAATATTTATTCCTGGACATGGAATGCATTAGCAAAATCTATGGGAATACATTTAGACAATCCAAGGACTACAGGTGTTATGGCTCAAGAGGTTATGCACATTCCTGGAGCTGTTTTACTAGATAAAAATGGATATTACCTAGTTAATTATGAGGTATTCGCACAATGATAAATTTAAATTTCAGAAATCCATTGCTTATGGCAATGGAGGAAGAAAAAAGAAGATTAAATCTTGGTGGTAATCCAAGTTTGCAATCAACAGCTTTTGCTACACCAACTGAAAGAGAAAATATCAATCAAGTACCAAGATTAGGATCTTTGAGTAATCTCAATAATATTTTAGATATGAATAATATGTCTAATACAAATACATCTGCTCTTGATACAACTCCTATTAATTTTAATACACAGCCAGGCATGGATAATCTAAATTTATCACTAAATAATTTAGATCCAACTTTTAATTTAATGGGATCTAATCTTAATAATTCTTTAGCTACAAATAACTTTTTAGATACTAATCCTTTAATAACAGGAAATGACCAACAATCTGGATCTGGATCTTCCTCACTAGAATTTTTGAACAAAACATTAGCTCCAGAAGTTCCTAAATATTCAAAATTTGGTAATTTCTTGGCATCAGGCATGAAAGGTGGTTTAAAAACTCAAAAAGAATTAGAAGAACTAGCAATTAATAATCCAGAGGCATTAAAAAAATATAATGAAGATAGAGAATTTGAAAGAAATCAAACTTTGTCAGCTATGCTCTACAATTTAGGGGAGTACATGAGAGATGGTGGCAAACCTATGAGCCCTAATGAAATCAATCAGCAAAGACTTAGAGCTGATCAGTTAAGAGTTACAAGAGAGGCTCAGGAAAGATTTGATGAGGCTTACAAAAAAGCTCCTCCAGAAGTACAACAACAAATGGATCTTTTGGGTAGAGATGCCTGGAATGAAATGCAAGTAGAACAGTTTAAAGACAAAAATACAGCTTTACAGAGAAATATTAAAAGTCTTAACAATATAGAACTACAAATACAAAAAGAGTTAGCTAAACCTGAAAGCCAACAAGATCTAGATCTCCTAAGACAATTACAAAACACCAGAACAGCTTATATGGGGGCACTTGGCGTAGATCAATATGATTTTGAGTTAGGACTTCAAGAAAGCAAAATTAATGCTAGAAAAAAACAAGATGAGCAATTTGCTAAAGATGATCTCAAATGGCAAACAACTGATAGAGCAACTGCTTACAACAATATTATTAATGTCAGAACTGCTATGAACACATTGCAATCTGGAGCAAATGTTTCAGGTTTAGATGTGTCTTTGTTAGATGAATTTGAATGGCTCCAGGCTGGAATATTCCCAGAGGCCGCAAACTTTAAGTCAGATATTAGAGATATTGTTTTTCAAAGTTTAAGAGAAAAACTAGGAGCTCAATTCACAGAAAGAGAAGGGGATAGATTGGTAGCGGCCGCATTTAACTCTAAATTAACCGAAGAGGAAAACTATGCCAGGGTACAAAGATTGCTTGATGCTACTATGATGGTTTATGACAACAAGCAAAGCATGAGTGATTACTTTAATAAGAATGGCACATTGCAAGGCTATGAAAGTAATGCTCCAGATATTTATGAAATATCTGCAAGTGTTAGTGGTATTCCTGAGGACTTCAAATCTTGGGCAGAAGATGAAGAAACAGTTAAGGCTTATGCTGAAAGTTTAATGGGCTCAGATGGAAAATTAGATGATGATGCTAAAAATAAATTAGATATTATCAAATCATATCTTACTAAACTTGAGAGAGATAGAAGAGCAGAAGAAAGAAGAAACAAATAGGATTAAAAATGAGCTCTTTAGATTATTTAAAAACATTAGATACTGAAATCGAGGAAGAAGAAAAAAAAGATAATAGAAGTACCTTTGACAAAGCAAATGAAACTTTTAAATCAACAGTAAAAGCAACTATTGGAGATAACTATGCTAGTGATTTAATAGGAAATATTCCACAATCAACAGCTCAGTTTGTTACAGATATTGCAACACCATTTCTCTCTCCTGTTGATACTGTAACTACCTTAGGAAAATTAGGAGCTGGATTAGTGCAATTAGCTATTCCAGGAGAACAAGGCAACGAAGAATTAGCCAGGGCTGTTGGATCTTACTATGCAGATCGTTATGGTGGAATTGATAATGTTCTTAAAACTCTAAAAGAAGATCCTGTTGGGATCCTTTCAGATGTTGCTTTGATGGCCACAGGAGCTGGGGCTGGTGTTAAGGCAACAGGTCAGGCAAGTAAAATACAAAAAGTCGCTGATGTTGGGGAAACAATTAAAAAAACAGGTATAGGAATAGATCCAGCAACACCAATATTTTCAGGAACAGTAAGTACAATGGGCAAACTTAATAATGCCCTGGATGGATCTGTAAGAGGAACCAAAGCTAAGCAATTTATTAAAGATATTCCATCAGAAATACTTGGAAAAATGACAGGTACAGGAGCAGAGGTTTCTCAACTTAGTTATGAGGCTGGGAGAAAAGGTGGAGAGGCTAAAAAAAGATTAAGAGATAACAGAATGGGTGTTGTTGATGAAACTCAGGTTGTTGATGAGGCTATGGACATATTAGGCAAACAGCAAAAAGCAATAGCAGATGATCTTACAACTGCAAAAGGAGTTGGCAATGAAGGAGGAACTTTAAGATTAGAAGAGATTGGTATGGATATGAAAGATCCATTAAAAATTATAGATGATTTTGCCA